CAAGCTCGGCCACGCGCGCGGCGCGGCGATCTGCGCGGTGGTGCTGCGCGATCTGCCGGTGCACGAGTACGCTGCCACCGAGATCAAGCTGGCACTGGTTGGCAAGGGCGGGGCGGACAAGGTGCAGGTGCAGCACATGGTCGGCATCATGCTCAACCTGAAAGGCAAGCTGCAGGCCGACGCCGCCGACGCACTGGCGGTCGCCATCACTCACGCCCACGTGCGCGCCACCGCGCAGCGCCTGGGCGTCAATACCCAACAGGCCTGGAGCCGCAAGAAATGAGAATCGGGAATCGGGAGTCGCGAATCGGGAATTGCAAACGCAGAGTCCACAGCAGCGCGCGCTGTTGCGATTCCCCATTCCCGATTCCCCAATCCCGGCACCTCCTTGGAGGTGCCCAATGATCGGCCGCCTGCGCGGGCTGCTGGCCTACAAGCAGCCGCCGTGGCTGGTGATCGATGTCGGTGGGGTGGGGTATGAGCTGGAGGCGCCGATGAGCACCTTCTACGACCTGCCCGATGTCGGCCGCGACGTGATCCTGTTCACCCACTATGCGCAGAAGGAAGACAGCGTGTCGCTGTACGGATTCCTGCGCGAAGGCGAGCGCGGCTGCCTTACGGGGCATTCGAGGAGATCCTTCTCAGCACCGTGCAGGCGCTGTACCCGGATGCAACGCAGCTGGAAGTGCGACGTGCGCTGGAGTACCTGAAGGACCGCCGATTGATCGAAGTCGAGAAGAAGCCTGACGGCCGGTGGCATGCCGACCTATGCCGGCTCGGCACCGACATCGTTGAGTACACCGTCGACTGCGAGCCTGGCATCGCCCGCCCAGAAAAGTACTGGTGACGTCATGCCCCCACCGAGCAAAATCGACCAGCTGCCCGATGAGCTGCGCGCCGAACTGGAAGATCGCCTGATTGCCAACGGTTTTGGGGGCTACGTGGCTCTGTCCGATTGGCTTGCAGAGAAGGGCTTTGAGATCGGCAAATCGGCGATCGGTGAGCGCGGGCAGCAGCTCAAGCGCCGGTTAGCCGCGATCAAGGCCAGCACCGAAGCCGCAAAGCTGATCACGGCGGCCGCACCGGACGATGCCGATGATCGTAGCAACGCGATCATGAGCCTCGTGCAGACCGAGATCTTCGACGCCATCCTGTCGTTGCAGGAAGTCACCGAAGGTGCCGAAGAACTAAGTCCGGCTGCGCGTATCGACCTGCTCGGCAAAGCCGCCAAGAACATCGCCGCGCTCAGCCGTGCCAGCGTCAACCGCAACAAATGGGCGGTAGAGATGCGGGACAAGGCACTGATGGAAGCTGCACAACGTGTCGAAACCGCTGCGCAAGCGCGCGGGCTGACCGCTGAGGACGCAAAGTTCTGGCGCCAGCAAGTCCTGATGGGAATGTGATGGGCATCCCTGCACCGCTTCACGATACCGAGCGCCTGGTGGATTGGGACGAGCTGCCCGAAAGCGTTCGTCAGATCCCGGCAAATTTCGACCCGCTCGCTGCTGGCGTACTGATGGCCCAGCAATCGGACTGGATCCGGATGCAGCAGCAGCTGGACATCGCGGTCTGTGAGAAGGGGCGCCGTACGGGCATCACATTCGCACAGGCGCTCAGCGACACCGTCACCGCAGCCACGGCCAAGGATGCTGGTGGCGACAACATCTGGTACATGGCAGACACCCGCGAGAAGGGCCTGGAATACATCGGCTACGTTGCAAAGTTCGCGCCGATCATCGCGCGTGGCCAGGTGACCCGGATCGAGCAGCACATCTTCCTTGACCAATCGCCTGATGGGACCAGTCGTCAGATCCAAGCATTCCGGGTGCGCTTCGCCAGCGGATTTCGCATCACTGCGTTGTCGTCTCGCCCCGAGAACATCCACGGTCTGCAGGGCCTGGTGAATCTAGATGAGGCCGCACTGCACAAGAACGTAGCGAAGGTGCTGGAATCTGCCACGGCGTTGCTGATCTGGGGCGGCCGTATCCGTGTGTGGTCTACGCATCGCGGCAAGAAGAATGCCTTCAACCAGTTGGTTCAGGACGTGCGCGCTGGTCGCTACGGCAAGCGTGCCGGCGTTATCCGCATCTCGTTCGACGATGCCGTCGCCAATGGGCTGTACGAGCGTGTCTGCATGATGCGAGGCATCGAGGCGACGAGTGAGGGCAAGAAGGATTGGTATACCGGCATCCGCGCTGCCTACGGCCCACGCAAGGCAGCGATGCGCGAGGAGCTGGATGTGGTTCCGCGCGACGGCGACGGCTCGGCGATCCCCTCGGTCTGGATCGAGCGGGCCATGCCAGAGGTACGCCCTGTCCTGCGCATCGTCTTCGATGACGATTTCCCGCGCCGCTCCGAGAAAGATCGCGAGATCTGGTGTGCCACCTGGATCGCGTTGCAGCTGATGCCAGTCCTCAAAGACGCCATCTCAGGCTTCACTGGCCGCTGGGCGGTGGGCATGGACTTTGCTCGCCATCGGCACTTCTCGGTCATCAAGCCGGCGCGCATCACCCAGGAGCTGCGCCGCGATGTGCCTTTCATCATTGAGCTGGCCAACGCGCCTACTCGCCAGCAAGAGCAGATCCTGTGGGCGCTGCTCGACACGCTGCGCGGCTGGACGTTCGCCGGTGATGCCACTGGTCCCGGCCAGACGCTCATGGAATACACCGGCGACCGGTACGGCCGTGCCGAGCTCGATGACGAGACCGGCCGCTACACCTCCGGTCCGGTGCATGAGGTCACGCTCTCGCGCGCTTGGTACGGCGAATGGATGAGCAAATACATCACGCTGTTCGAGGACGGCTACATCAGCTTGCCAAGGGACGCGTCTCTTGAGGACGACCATCGCGCGGTGGAATACGTGGATGGCATTCCGATGGTGCCCAAGCTGGAGCGCGCCGACCTCAAGGATGCTGATCTGGTGCGACACGGCGACGGCGCAATTGCAGGCGCACTGATGCAATTCGCCGCGCTCAACCACGTAGCGCACACGCCGATCGAGTACCAATCCACCGGCCGCCGGGCTTTCGTCGGCGACGGCATGGCCGATGGGATCGTCGGTGCGTTCACCGACACAGGCTTCGGCAGCGTGTCGGGCGGCAATGACTTTGGAGGATTCGCATGACCACAACACGTCCCGAAATCAACCGCGAGATCGCGACCACCGCCGACGGTATCGACATCACGCGCGGCTACACCGGACCACTGCTCACGCCCTACGACAGCGTGCTGCGCAACCGTGGCGGCAACGACCTGGTCATTTACGAGCAGGTGTTATCCGATCCGGAGGTCAAGGCTACGCTGGGCCAGCGTCAGCTGGCGGTGACGCAGTGCGAATGGCAAGTGGAGCCCGGCGGCGATAAGCGCATCGATCGCCAGGCTGCCGACTACCTGCGCGAGCAGCTGCACGGCATTGGTTGGGACGACACCACGACCAAGATGCTGTTCGGTGTCGCGTATGGCTATGCCGTGGCCGAGATCATCTACAAGGTCGACGGCGCACGCATCGGCCTGGAGGCCATCAAGGTGCGCAACCGTCGCCGCTTCCGATACGGCAAGGAAGGCGATCTGCGCTTGCTCACGATGAGCAACATGTTCGAGGGCGTCCCTGCGCCTGCTCCGTACTTCTGGAGCTTCTGCTCCGGTGCAGATAACGACGATGAGCCTATGGCCTGGGTCTTGCGCATTGGCTCTACTGGCCGGTGCTGTTCAAGCGCAACGGGCTCAAGTTCTGGCTGATCTTCCTTGAGAAGTTCGGCATGCCCACCGCGGTGGGCAGGTACGACACCGAAGCGACAGCGCCGGAGAAGACTGCGTTGCTGCAGGCGACGCGTGCCGTGCAAACGGATAGCGGCATCATCATGCCCAAGAGCATGGAGCTGGATCTGCTCGAGGCCGGACGCAGCGGCACCGCCGACTACAAGGCACTGCAAGATCAGATGGACGCCACGATCCAGAAGGTCGTGCTCGGCCAGACAGCCAGCACCCAGGCACGGCAGGCAAGCTAGGCAACGACGAGCTGCAGGCGGATGTGCGCAGCGACATCATCAAGGCCGATGCGGACTTGGTGTGCGAGTCGTTCAACCAGGGGCCGGCTCGGTGGCTCACAGAGTGGAACTTTCCCGGCGCGGCCGTCCCGCGCGTGTACCGCGTCACAGAGGAGCCGGAAGATCTGGACTCGCGGGTGGAGCGCGACACCAAGCTCAAGGCTCTGGGATACAAGCCAAAGCAGGTCTACATCGAAGAGACCTATGGCCCGAACTACGAGCCTGCAAAGCCGGTGCTGGATCCACCAGCGCCACCGACAGCGATCGACGGTGCGCAATTCGCTGATGCCAATCACCAGGTGATGCAGCTGCTGCGCAAGCACTACCCGGCTGCCTTCGCCACTGCCGCGCCAGCGCCGGATCCGAGCGTGCCGATGGCACGGCAACTGGACCGTCAGCTGGCCGCGCATGCTGGCGCCTGGGTGGATCAGGTGCGCAACCTGACGCAGCAAGTCGAGTCGCTGGACGAGCTGCGCGATCGCTTGTTCGAGCTGATGCCCGATATGAGCCTGGACGACTATGCCGCGGTGATGGCCGACGGCCTGACAGCGGCCACGTTGACCGGTCGCTACGACGTGCAGCAGTCCACGGCTGAGAGCTGACCGATGGCTTCTCTCGCCACCGCGCAGCTGCCGTTTGCCGAGCAGATCGAGTTCTTTCGGCGGAAGAAAGACGTACTCACCGAGAGCTATCTCGACGTGTGGGAAAGCGAACACGACACCGCCTTTATGGTCGCCGGCGCCAACCGTGCCGACCTGCTAGCGGACTTCCGT